TTAAAAAACATAATTCAAAGAGATTAAATTATGAAGCAATAAAACAATCTATTGAGTATCATTCTGATTACCATATTAAACCTGTATTAGATAAGAATTTATCTATGATAGAGGAGGTAAATGAGTTTATTAAAGAATGTAATATACCAGATGATAAAGTTTGGGCAATGCCTGCAGGTGATACCAGAGAAAGTTTAATGGAGTCATATCCTGAGGTAATGAATTTTGTAAGAGATAGAGGTTGGAGATTTACAGGTCGTTCTCACATTATGGCTTTTGATACTGAGCGTTGTGTCTAAAGAAGAAGCACTTGAGTTATTAGAAGAGATTAAAGAAAATGTAGGGGTTTGTTGTGCCATAACAATGGATCCTGATGATGTTTTAGTATTAATTGATAAATTAGAAAAATATATAGAAAATGTATAAATATAATGCAAAATTAGATAGAGTTGTTGATGGAGACACTGTTGATGCTCTTGTAGATCTAGGGTTTGATACTTGGAAAAAAGTAAGAATTAGAATGCATGGAATGAATGCACCTGAATCAAGAACTAGAGATTTAGAAGAAAAAAAATTAGGATTAGCTGCTAAAGCAAGGCTTATAGAATTATTAGGTGATGGTGATTTTATTTTACAATCTCATGGGGTAGGAAAATATGGAAGATGTTTAGGTACTTTATGGATAGGAGATAATGATATAAATAAAACATTAATAACCGAAGGTCATGCAACAGAATACCACGGTGGAAAAAGATAAATATGAGATATTTTAGAACATTAAGATATAGATGGCAAAAATACAGACGCAAGAGTGTTTGGGATTTATGAAGCATATAACCCAACACCCAATTAAAAAATCAGATTTAGGATTTCATGGTAATTTATTTGGGGGAAAATTATTAGCTTGGTTAGATGCAGCAGCAGCTTCTTTTGCAGCTGAATATTGTGATACACCTCGTATGGTAACTAAAGCAATAGATAAATGTGTTTTTAATAAACCAGCTCGTGAAGGTCAACTACTTAAAATTTATGGGAGAGTAGATGCTGTTGGTGATACTTCAATAAAGTTATATATGGAAGCACGATCCCATAATGTTTATAACGGTAAACAAAACGTTATACTTGCGACAAATATTATATTCGTCAGGATCGATGAAATGGGGGATTCAATACCTATAAGCGATAGAGTTAGAAGTAAATTTAATAATTAAAATAAAAAGTTATGTTAAAAATAGATAATAAAATATATTTAAGTTGGAGTGATGTTGAAGATTTAGTTGAGGTTTTATGTGAAAAAATCGCAACAAAGATCCCAAATATAACTCATATATCAGGTTTAGCTAGGGGTGGATTAATACCCGCAGTATTAATTTCACATAAATTAAACCTTCCCTATACAGATAAAATATTATGGTCAGATGATAAAGTAATAAGAAATACTTTACTTATTGATGATATTTGTGATAGTGGAGAAACATTACTTAACCATGAAGCAGCTATAACAGCTGTTTTACATCATAAACCACATACATCAAAATTTACACCTACAGCTTATGCCCAAAGATTTGAAGGAGATGAATGGATTATATATCCTTGGGAAAGAAAAGATTCAAAAGCTATTCAAGATTATAAATTACCATAATATTTATAATTAAAACATTATGGTATATTTTTGCAATATGGATTATGACTCTGATTCTGATAAATGGTGGATTGACGCTTTTTATAATTGGCCTTCTTATGAAACTACTAGAACTTGGTATGATACTAAAGCAGATGCTTATGTTTTTTATAATTCAATAGTAAATAATACCCCCTAATATGTCAGATCCAATTAAATACGCAGAAGAATTACCAGATAATGCTGTTTTAAAAACCACAACAGCCGCAGGAGTATCAAACGTAAACTATGGTCCTACTTCAACAACAGGTTGGTATAATGGTTTAAGAACAACTGGGTATACTATTGCAAAAGGAGTAGAGGGAGCCTCACCTCATATTTATTCCCCTGCAGATGATGCCGGGGTTATTCAATTTTGTAATACAACAATATCACCATCCCCGTCATCAACAATCACTACAATAGATGAAGCTTTAGATTATATTTCTACTACTGATTATATGATTTTTCATGGAACAGATAATATAGATAATTTTCCTGTAGGTTTACCTATGGATGGGTTATCATCTTACTTAGACGCACAAATCGACGTTAGTGCAGGGACAACAGGTGAATGGAAAGATGTAAGTGGAAATGGTTTATGTTTTTATATATATGGTACTCAATTATCTAGAACTTCTTTAGGAGGATATACAGGTTTTCAATTTAATGACTCGGGATATTATCAATGTAATGATAAGTATGGTGCTGTTAATATAGGAGGAGATTGTACTATAGTTATGTGGGTTTGGTGTACTGATATAGCATCAAGAGATACCATTTTTGAAAAAGCAGGAAATGGAGGTACTTCATATCAATGTTCAGTAGCTATTACTTGGGAAACAAATCAAGCATTTTCTTATTACTCAAGAAAAACTGATGCTTATGATCATGCAGGTACATCAGCTTGTGATACTAATGGTGGTGAAGGTGCTTGGACTATGATGGCTATTAAAATGAGTACAGGTTTAACTTCAACCGCAAGAACTGGATTTTACTCTAAAAATGGAGCTAATTGGACTGCTAATTACAATTCAAGGAGTAACACAGCATTAGTTAGAGGACAACAAATTAGAGTTGGATATGGTTATGCTGGTCCCGTAGAAGGATCAAATGGTATTGGAGCTTTATTAACATATAATAAAATGCTTTCTAATACTGAAATAGATGAGGTTTATGATGCTATGAAAGGAAGATATGGACTAAGTTAATTTAGTTTGGATATCCTTAAATTAATTCGTATATTAATAATAATAAAAAGTTATAAAAATGGCTAAAAAACAAGACAAAGAAGTTCATGAAAAATTAGAAGTTGTACAAAAGGGTTTTGCAAATGGGGTTGCAACTAACTTTCCTTTAAATGATAAGCAAAAGGAAGAAATGATAGAAAAAGCTACTAAAGCATATGGAGAATTTTTAACTGCATTAGATTGTGATTGGGAAAATGATCCTAATTCAAACGATACACCTAGACGTGTAGCTAAAGCATATGTAAATGATTTATGGGCTGGTAGATATACTCCAATGTCTCCTATTACATCTTTTCCTTCAGATGGTTATGATGGAATTATAATCGAAAGAAATATTCCATTAACATCTATGTGTTCACACCATCATCAAACAATTAGTGGTGTAGTTCATATAGGTTATATAGCTGGAGAAGAAGGTCAAGTAGTTGGGTTAAGTAAATTAAATAGAATTGTTGAATTATTTGGTAGAAGGGGTGCTATTCAAGAACAACTAACATCAGCTATTCATAATGCAGTTGATAAAATTACTGATGGAAATAGAGGTGTTATAGTAACTATAGTTGCAGGACATAATTGTGTTTCTTGTAGAGGAGTAAAACATCAAGGAGCAGGTATGGTAACAACAAAAGCATCAGGAGTATTTAGACAAAATACTAATTTAGCAAGAAAAGAATTTTTTGACAGTTTAAAAATTAATAATGGAGGACACCAAATTTAAAAGTTATGAGTAAAGATTTTAATAAGTTTATGAAAAAATCACCAAATGTTCCATTTGTAGATGAAGTAGAAACATTTAATGCTACAATGGGTAAACCCAACAATTATGAACCAACAATACCAGAAAAAAAAGAATGGCAGTTTGTTTATGATTTTATTCTTGAGGAACTTGAAGAATACAAAGTTGCATGTGAAACAGGTAATATTGTTGAGGTTCTTGATGCTTTATGTGACATTGCCTATGTTTCAGTGGGTAACGGAACTATGCTACATGGTCTTAAGGATAAAATATGGCCAGCATATCAAGAAGTACAAGGGTCGAATATGTCTAAAGCTTGCTCAAACGAAGAGGAAGCACAAGCAACAGTGGAACTCCGTTCCAAGGAGCAAAATGAACCATGTCACTACGAAAAGGTTGGTAAATATTATATTGTCTATAGAACACGTGATAGAAAAGTAATGAAAAATGTTAATTATTATAGACCAGACCTAAAACAATTTTTCACTAAAAAAGAAATTAATAACATTTAAATTAAATAAAGGTTTTGTATAAAAAATGTTTTGCACAAAGAATTAAAGGAAATAATTTTTTAATCCATCTTTGGGATGATGAAGGTTATAAAAAAATTGAATGGACTAATCAAGCTTATATAGAGTGTGATGAGTCTCAATCTTCACATACAGGTCTAAATGGTGAATCATTAAAAAAGATATCAAATTGGAAGTCTGATAATTCAAAACTTCACTTTCATGATATGACTCCATATCAAAAGTTTTTAGTTGAAAAATATGGTATTAATGATGAACCTTCAACTACACAAAAAGAATTTTTCTTTGATATTGAGACAGAAATGGGTGACGCCCTTACTGAGGATTATATAAAATCGGCACCTAAAAAAGTAACATCAATTGCTTGGTATGATAAACAAGTTGATGAGTGGGCTATTTTAATTTTAGATCCTAAGTCTAAATTATCAAGAACTAAAGCTAAAACTAAAGAAATTATACCCTGTGCTACTGAAGAAGAATTATTATTAAAATTTTTAGAAAAATTTAGGGAAATTGATCCTGATATAATAGTAGGGTGGAATAGTGATTATTTTGATGTCCCTTATTTATATTACAGAATGTGTAATGTTTTAGGACAAGATATTGCTCGTTATTTATCTCCTATTGGTTATGTTAGAGAAACACCGTGGTTTAAAGATCAATACATTCAAATAGCAGGTGTTGAGTCTTTAGATTATATGCGTTTACATAAGAAATTTAGTTGGGCGGATGAACCATCATTTAAATTAGATGCAATTGGTGAAAAATATGCTAAAATTAAAAAAATAGAATATGAAGGTAATTTAGATAAATTATTTGAAGATGATCCACTTAAATTTATACAATATAATTTTCGAGATGTTGAGATATTAAAAGTATTAGATGAAAAACTAGAATATCTATCATTAGTAAAAAATCTAGCTCACAAAGGTAAACATAATTATAGTGAAGTATACGCTAATACTAAAACACAAGATGGAGCAATTTCAGCTTATTTATTAAGTAAAAAAACAATTCCCCCTGCTAAAGATCGTAATCCCCTATCAAAAAAGAATTATGCTGGAGGTTATTTATTTTGTCCTAAAGCTGGAATTTATAATTATGTATTTGATTTAGATTTAACTTCACTATATCCTTCAATTATAATGACTGTTAATATTGGTAAAGAAACAATGGTAGGTAGAATTATTGATGCTGACGATAGAAATAATCGTTTAGGTTTAAATGATTTAAAAAGTAGAGATTATGCTGAAGAATTAATTGTTGAAAATCTTAAACGAAGTAGAAATAAAATTACTGTAGGTAAATTAGTTAATACTATAGAAAATAATGAATTATCAATATCAGCTAATGGTGTAATGTTTGCAACTAATCGTGAATCCGTGTTATCAACTATATTAAAAAAATGGTTTGATGAAAGGGTTAAGTATAAAAATGCAATGAAAAAAGCATATAAATCTGGAGATAAAGAATTGGGAGCTGCTTTTCATATGAAGCAATATACAATGAAAATTTTACTTAACTCGTTATATGGTGCAACAGCTTTAGGTAGTTTCAGGTATGGTAACGTTATATTATCTGAAGCTATAACGCTTAGTGGACAACGTATTATACAAGAATCTGCACTATCAGCTAATAGAGAAATTAATAAAGAAATAAAAGTATAATGAAACATTTAGAAGATACTCCATGGTGGATTTGTGATTCTGAAGATACTAATTATGTAGCATATTCAGATACAGATTCAATTTATATACATGCTGAACCTTTATTAAGACATAGATATAGTGATTTTGATGAAATGTCTGAAGAGGATAAAGATAATAATCTAGAAACTATAGCAATGGATTATGAAAAAATAGTAACAAAATCTTATGATTCATTAGCATCTGATTGTTTTAATGCTAAGGGCAAGCATAGACTTGATATGAAAACTGAGTGTGTTATTAGAGCAGCTTATTTTAGAGCAACTAGAAGATATGCCCAATGGATTACTAAACAAGAAGGTATCGTAAAGGAATCACTTGATGTTAAAGGTCTTGAATTTAAAAAAGCAAATTTTCCACCTGTATTAGGTAGATTCTTCCACAGTGCTTTAGTTGATGTTTTAAAAGGAACTAAGCAAGATGAAATTGATGCTAGAGTTAAAAAATTTAAAACAGAGATATTAGGAGGAGCTATTCCATTAACTGAATTAGGTAACCCAACATCAGTTAAAACACTTAATAAGTATACTGAACGTAAAGCAAGAGCAGGAGAAATGTTTACAGTAGTAGCTAAAGGAGCCCCAGCAGCTGTAAGAGCAGTTATTAGATATAATGATTTACTTAAATTTTGGGGGTTAAATAAATCTCACAATCAAATTACTCAAGGTGATAAAATTAAATGGATTTATTTAAAACCTAATGCTTATCAAATAGATGCAATTGCATTTTTGGAATATGATCTACCAGAAAAAATACGTTTATTTATTGAACAACATGCTGATAGAAAAAAAATATTTGAATCAATTTTATTAAATAAATTAGAAGGATTTTATAATGATTTAGGGTGGACTTTAAATTTAAACCCTTATAAAGAATTATTTTTTAAATTTTAATATGGCAAAAGATAAACCTGATATGTTTGCAGAAAATAAGGCAATTATGCCTTATGGAGATAGTGTAGGAGCACCTGCTATTAGACCTACTAATATTGGTGCCTTTAAACAAGAAAAAATTACAAAAACTAATCATTATTTTGAAGCTCGTTTTAATGAAATAAAAGATGAATATAAAAAATTATTAGAAGCTTTTAAATGGAATGATTTAGTTTATAGTAGTGATTTTAGATTTGAACCTATAAAAGGTCATACTTATCATTTATACCAAAAAGAAGATGAAACATTATTTTTATCACTAATAGAACCAGATGAATGGGATATGATTTTTATAGGATCATTTGAAATGGGTTCTGATGATAAATGGAATAAAATAAATTAATAATATGAAAATACTAGCTTTAAGTGGGGGAGAACATAGTTGTGGTGTAGCATATTTAGAAGATGGAAAACCTATATTTGCTTTTGAAGAAGAAAGATTTAATAGAATTAGAAGTTATAAAGACTATTATAACAATCTATTCAGATACCCTTGGCAAAGTGGACAAAATGTTTGGTATCATAAAGGTTTTGATTGGGAAAGTATAGATTATGTAGTAACTTATTATGATGCAAGAGTAAGTGAAGAGATTTGGGATGGTATTGGTTTAGGCCCTTTTCCTAAAGAAAAATGGATCAGAATTAACCACCATGAAGCCCATTGTAATTTAGCTTATTATTGTAGTGGGTTTGAAGAAGATACACTTGTAATTTCTATTGATGGAGCCGGGAATGATGATTGGGGGAAATGTTACTTAGGACATAACGGAGATTTAAAATTAATTAAACAACATTCTTTAAAAACTAAATCTTTAGGTCATTATTATTGTATGCTTACTGAATTATTAGGATTTAGAAGAATAAAAGATGAAGGAAAAATTGTAGGATTATCATCTCATGGAAAATATGTTAATTGGATATATGAAGCTTTTAATGAATGTGTTACTTTATCACCTCAAACAAATAACACTGATTTAGATCATCCTATAGACACTGAATATAATACACGAAAAATATATGAAGATTTTCATAAACTATTTGTAGATAAAAACCCATTATTATGTGATGGACCTCATTCATATAGACCAGAAGACTTAGCTTATAATGGTCAGTTAGTTTTTGAAGAAAAAGTATTACAATTAATTAATTTTTATCACAAACAATACCCTAATGTTAAAAAAATTGCTTTAGCTGGTGGTGTTTTTGCTAATGTAAAACTAAATAAAAGAATAAATGAATTAAATTGGGTTGATGAAGTTTTTATTGCCCCACCTATGGGAGATGAAGGTTTACCTTTAGGTGCTGCTTTAGCAACTCACAAATTAAAAAACTCAGATTTTAAACCATTTAAGTTAAAAGATATTTATTTAGGAACATCTTTTGATAATATAGATATTAAAAATTATAATCTACCACACTCATGGAGCAACTATGCTTTTGGAAAATTTGAAGAAAATTCTGAAAAATATAATATTAGACCTTATAATGAAGAATCATTAGCTTATGATTTAAAAGAAGGTAAAGTAATAGGATGGTTTAATGGGAGACATGAACATGGTCCAAGAGCATTATGTAATAGAAGTATAATTGCTGACCCAAGTGTACCTGGAACTTATAAAAAAATTAATGATAGATTACAAAGGAATGATAATATGCCCTTTGCTCCTGTAGTATTAGATGATTATGCTAATAAAGTATTTTGTGTTAAAAAATCTAAATACACAGCTGAATTTATGACTATGTTATATGATACAAGAGAAGAATGGTACGACAGAATCCCAGCAGTAGTCCACCCAGTTGATAAAACAGCAAGAATACAAATAGTAACTAAAGATTCAAATTTTAAATTTTATAATTTATTAGATTGTTTTAGAAAAATAACAGATATTCCTGTTTTATTAAATACTAGCTTTAACATACATGGTGAACCTATAGTTTGTCGTCCTGAAGAAGCTTTCGTACATTTGGATAATGGAATAGTGGATAAACTAGTAATAAACAACAAAACTTACACTAAAAAATGATAAATAAATTAACACTTCAATCAATAATAAATAAGTATTATCTTGGGTTAAATGAATCTGTTAAATGGGTAATTGAAAATAATTCAATTAGTATTGACTTTATGACACCTACTAAAGATGTTATTGGGAATGTTTCTTGTAGTGATTTCCAACTAGAAGATAGCAAATTAGCAATCTATGATACTAAAAAACTATCAAGTTTAGTTAATATATGTAATGGAGATTTACTTTTAGAACTAGAAAAAAACAACGCTATTTGTACTAAATTAAAAATATCAGATTTAAATTTTAATCTTAATTACGCTTTATCTGATCCTTTATTAATAAATAAAGTAGGTGAAGTAACAATCCCAGAATGGGTTGTTGAATTAGATTTAACGTCTGAAGATATTGATAATATTATTAGAGCAAAAAGTGCATTATCACAAGTAGATAATATGTTAATTACAACTACAACTAATTTAGATAATGAAAATGTAGTTGAATTTGTATTTGGTGATGAATCAGGACATAATAACAAGATTACTTACCAAGTTCAAGGAGACATTAAAGAAACTAATATTAAATTACCATTTAATTCTGATACATTTAAAACAATCCTCCAAGCAAATAAAGATATGGAAGGTGGTAAAATGTATTTAAGTAGTATGGGTTTAATTCAATTAGAATTTTCATTAGATGAAATTACTTCAAAATATTTTGTAGTAAGGAAAGCAGAAACGGAATTTTAACATACGTATAATAAATTGACCTAAGGGCGCACGTTTTATTTTTATTAATCGATGATCGAAAGACATCACAAAACCAAATGATATGAGTACATTATTTTATGAACACACCCCATTCGATATTTTATATCGAAATTTTTTCAAAGCAGACGAACAATTCGCTCCTGCATTAAATTCAAAACAACCCCATCCTTTAGACATTTACTACGATCAAGAAGGTCTTTACTTCGAGATTGCATGTACTGGTCTTACAAAAGAAGATATTTCAATTGAAATTGAATCTGATGTATTAAGGATATCCTATTCCAAACCAAAAGACGAAGACCAACTTGATCTATCAGGTTATATTTACCATGGTTTGAGTAGAAAATCATTCAGTTTAGGATATAAAATTGCTCCTAAATTTGATATGAGTAAAATTGATGCTGAAATGGAAAATGGATTATTGAAGATTTCAATACCATTAACTAAAGAAGCAAAACCGAAAGCAGTTAAAATTAAATAACCTAAAAGCGCCCTTTAGGTTGGTTTATATTATAAACTTTCGTATATTACCGTTATAAATAAATAAAAATTAAAGTTATATGGCAAAAATCACAGACCCAATTCTTCAACCTTATTTTGTAGGAAAAGATACACATTGTTATACAGTATATGAGGTAGTAACACCTCAAGCTAAATACCTTGAAAAGGGTAGTGAAGGGAAAGATTACGAAAAACCATTAGGACATTATTCTTCATTTGGAGCTTCTTTACAAAAGATAGCAACATTAAAACTAAATAATGAAAAAGATCATTATAAGAGTATAAAAGAATATGTTGATAGATGGGATGAATTATTAATTGAATTAAAAAAACTACAAAATTATAAAGGACTATGAAATTAGAAGCACTATTTAATGCTGTTATTGTTAAACCAATAGAAGCAGAAGAAACTCAACACGGTAACATTATTGTTCCTGATATGGGTAATGAAAAAAATCAAACAGGTGAAGTTATATCTGTTGGACCAGGACAAAGCACTATTACTGGGGAATTTGTTAAAACTATTAGTAGTGTAGGGGATGTAGTAGTACTACCTACACAAGGTTTTACTAAATTACCATATGATGGTGAAGAGTATTGGGTAGGACCAGAAAATCAAATATTAGCTAAAATTAACAAATAAAAAAGAAAAAATGCCACTATACACAAATAAAGAAGTAAAATTCGGACCAGAAGCAAGAGCAGAAGTTATGGAAGGGATTAATATCCTAGCTGATGCCGTTGTATCCACATTAGGACCTAATGGAAGAAATGTATTAATAGACCATAATGGTTATGATGACAATTATAGACCAACCCATACTAAAGATGGTGTTACGGTTGCTAAACACATCACAGTTCATGGTTTAGTTAAAAATTTAGGAGCTCAATTGGTAAAACAAGCAGCAACTAAAACAAATGAAAAAGCAGGTGATGGAACAACAACCTCAACTCTTTTAGCACGTGAGTTAGTTAAGGGAGGGTTAAACCATCTTAATAATGGGGAAAACGCTAATGAAATAAAGCGTGATATTGATAAAGCTGTAAAAGAAGTTATTGATGTTATTAGAGACAACATTTCAAAAGAAATTTCATCTGAAGAGCAATTACAACAAATAGCAACTGTATCAGCAAATAATGATATTGAAATTGGAAATTTAATCTCTACAGCTATTGAAAAAGTAGGTAGAGATGGAGTTGTGCATATTGAAGAATCTAAAACAGGTGAAACATATTTAGAAACTGTTGAAGGGATGCAGTTTGACAGAGGATACAAATCACATTTCTTTGTTACAAATAACTCTGATATGAGTTGTACACTTGAAGATGCTTATGTCTTAATTGCTGATCATAAATTTACCCAAGTTAAAGATTTGTTACCTATTCTAGAAGGTGTTTCAAGCGCAAATAAATCATTATTAATTATTGCTGATGATATTGAAGGAGAAGCGTTAGCTACTCTTATTGTTAATAAAGCAAGAGGAATTCTTAAAGTAGCAGCAATTAAAGCTCCTGATTTTGGAGATAGAAAAAAATTAATCCTTGAAGATATAGCTAAATTAACAGGCGGTCAAGTTTTTGATAAAAATAAAGGAATGAAACTTGATAAATTTAGTTATGATTGGTTTGGAGAAGCACGTGCTGTAACTATTACAAAAGAACAAACAACTATTGTTGATGGTAAAGGTAATGCTGATGATATAAATGAGCATGTTTCAAATCTTCAGGCTCAAATTGATAAAGAAGATACTCCATACATTATAGAACATTTACAATCTCGTTTAGCAAAAATGATTGGTGGTGTTTCTATTGTTCATGTTGGAGGTCATACGGAAATTGAAATGAGAGAGAAGAAAGATAGAGTTGATGATGCATTACATGCAACAAAAGCAGCACTTGAAAATGGTATAGTACCAGGTGGGGGAGCTGCACTATTATACGCTTCTAATGGGTTAAAAGATGATACCATAGGATATAGAATTGTTAAAAATGCATGTAGAAAACCATTTAACCAAATATTAGTTAATGCTGGTTATGATAATACTCGTGCTGAAATGTTAGCAATGGATCTTTGCAATAGTGGAGATGGTTATTGGACAGGTTATGATTTAAGTAGAGGTATAACTGTTAATATGGAAGAAGCTGGAATTTTAGATCCTACAAAAGTAACAGTAACTGCCCTTGAAAATGCAGCTTCTGTAGCAGGAATAATTCTTTTAACAGAATGTGTAGTAGTTGATCACCCTGAAATTAAAGACCCAGTTCCAGAAACTTCTGCTCCAATGATAAATATGTAAATTATGGAAAAGAAAACAGTTGAACATAATGAATTGATTGCCACAAGAGTACCACCTGGAGACAGGTGGTCACTCCAAGGTGATCCTAAAAAAGAAATATTTCCTAATTTAACAGATACTTTAGAAGCATTTTACCACCAAACTAATTTTAGTGGTGCTTATAGATTAGATCCTATGGATAGTAAATTATATGCAATACAAACATCTAAAGTAGAAGTTAAAAAAGAAGCACCAAAAACTTATGGTATGTATGGTGAATTTAGACAAGGTATTTAAGTTTGGGCATTTAAATAAGTTTTCGTATATTATATAAAATAAAAGTTATGAAAGATCACGGATTACTAGTAGAAAAATATCGTCCTACTAATATAGATAATTATGTAGGAAATGAAAGTATTAAAAAATCAATATCAAGTTATATTAATCAAAATGATATTCAAAATTTAATATTTTACGGACCTGCAGGAACTGGTAAAACAACTCTAGCAAAATTAATTGTTAAAAATATAGAATGTGATTATGTTTATATTAATGCCTCTGATGAAAGGGGTATTGAAACAATTAGAGATAAAGTATCAGGATTTGCTAGTACAATGTCATTTAAACCTCTTAAGGTTGTTATATTAGATGAAGCAGATTTTCTAACTATACAAGCACAAGCATCATTAAGAAATGTAATTGAAACATTCTCTAGAACTACACGTTTTATTTTAACTTGTAATTTTATTGAACGTATTATAGATCCTTTACAATCAAGATGTCAAACATTAAAAATTATACCACCAAGTAAATTAGATGTAATAAATCATTTAATGAAAGTTGTACAAAAAGAAGGTATAAAGTGTAGTGTTAGTGACTTAGAAACAATTACTAATAATAACTACCCTGATGTTCGTAAGATGCTTAATACAATACAAGTATCTACAACGAATAACAAAGTTAATTTAGACACAACAGCATTAGTATCATCTAATTATATGACAAAAGTATTAAAAGAATTATCTTATGATAAGCCAAGATTTAATACTATTAGACAAATAATTGTAGATGCAAATGTTCAAGATTTTGAAGAATTATATAGATACCTTTATGATCATGCTCACATATTTGCTTTAGGTAAAGAAGGAATGGTAGCATATCATATTAATGAATACTCATACCAATCTAATTTTAGAATTGATAAAGAAATTAATTGTATGGCATTAATAAATCAGTTAATTAATGTTTAATGAGGAAATTTATAGAATTTGCTTTAATATGGTATAGTCAACAAATGGCAATCCCATTTTGGGTAATAGGGCATGTACATTTAAGTTTAAATGTATATAAAGACTTACATGAAATAATCGCTAGTGTAGGTTTAAATATTTTAGTAGCGATAGGATTTATAATAGATTTTAAAAACCAAAATAAAAACAAAAATGGCTAAACAACAACAGCAACAAATGAACATGAATGTAGATGTTAAAAACACTACATCAATTGAAACTCCTGATGGTGGAGTAATTTTTCAACAAGGAGTATTATTGCGTAAAGTATCTAAATTTGTAGTAGGTGCTGAAGAGGATGCAATTATGCCTATTCCTGTATTTTTTGATCCTACTACAGGAAAAATACTAACATCAACTATCCCAGTTGAATTAAGAGATGAATATAAAGATCATACTATAGCATAATGCACCACGAACCAATGCACTTTATTTATGAGACTAAATGTCTTTTCCCTGAATTCTTTTATAAGAAAAGATGGTTAGATATAGGATCGGCTAATGGAAATCCCCACCCAACATCTCATATTAAAGACTGTGAGTGGGTGGGTGTTGACCTAGAAGACGGACTGCATGTTAGTTGGGTTGGTAGAGGACATGATTATAGAAGTGATGAAAGATTTGATGTAGTATCAGCATTTGAAGTATTTGAACATGATCCTTTTTATGATTTAACAATTGCAAATATGATTAATCATTTAAAACCTAACGGTATGTTTATTATGACTTGTGCTGGGTTAGGAAGAGTAGAACACGGTACTTTAAATTCAGACCCCATTGCATCACCATTTACAACTAAAATAGATGGATGGGCTAACTTTTACCAAAATAGAGCACCTATTGATTTTAAATCAGTTCCTCATTGGGATAGATTAACAAAAGGATATTGGGGTATAAATGAAGCTACTCAAGATCTATATTATAGAGGATGGAAATCTACTCACCCACAATATAACATATGAAACTCTGGGATTGGTTAGATGAAATAACAGTACATAAATCATCATCATCTCAATTTACAGATGATGATTGGGATAGTTGGAATTCTTATATGGTTCATAGATTTATTTCTATGGGGCAAAAAAATATCGAAATAGCTAATATAGCTCAAAGAATGCACCCTACTGATAAGGTAGGAATTTATAATTTTTATTGTAATATGATTCCTAAAAAGAAAGTATGGAATAAATACATTAAATCTAATATTAAAAGTAAAAATAAAGAACTATTAAATACAATAGCCACTTATTTTGAATGTGGATATTATGAAGCAAATCATTATATTGACATTATAGGTAAAAAAGAAGTGAAAAATATTCTACTATCTATGGGAACTGAAAAAAAAGAAATAACCAAACTATTAAAAACATGAATTCAGAATTATATAATATGTTAATAACATCAGCCGAAGCTGATAAAGCAAAAGCATTATTATCATTAGAACTTTTAGGAAATAAAGCAACAGGTATTGGAGATCATTCTACTGGGGATTTTTATAAAAACGCAGAAGAAGCTCTTGTTATGTTAGTAGATGCTGACGATAGAATTAATACCTTAAAAATATATTTTAGTAAAAATAAAAAATTAATTAAATGAGCAGTACAGTAGAAAAATATTACGAAAATAACCCAGAAGCAGAAAACATTAACCCTAATACAATTAGGAAAAATAATGATTTTGAAAAATTATATCCTGAATTAGCAGAAGAATTTCAAAAAATTCAAAAAGAACAATATGATTTATTTGCTAGTAAAATGATGGATTATGGTTTAGGAAATATTTCATTAGGATCAGATTTAAATACTAGAGAAGATAGAGATCTTTCACTTACAGGTATATGGCTTAGGTGTAATGATAAAATTAATCGTTTAAAGAATATCTTAAAACGTAATGGTAAAAATTATGTTGCTGGTGAAGCATCAATTGATAGTTGGGTAGATATATCTAATTATGGAATTATAGCGATGTTAGTTACCAGAGGTAAATGGAAATAAATGGCAAAGAAAAAAATTCCTGCTATTGTAAAGTTAGTAAGAAATTATGATCCTGAACCCATTAACCATGCGTTTCAGAAAAATGTTTCTTATTCACAACTTTCTATGTTTAGACAGTGTCCTAAAAAATGGTCACTCCAATACAAAGAAGGTCACAAAACCTATACACCTACAATTCATACTGTGTTTGGGTCTGCTTTACATGAAGCTTTACAACACTATTTAACAGTAATGTATGATGTTAGTGGGGCAGCAGCTGATAGAGAAGATATTATTGGAATATTTGAAGAAAAACTATCAGAAGAATATAGGGTACAGTATAAGAAAAATGGAAATAGTCATTTTAGTGATGCTGTTGAATTAAGGGAATTTTTTGAAGATGGGGTAAACATTATTAATTACCTAATTAAAAAAAGATCAAGATATTTTTCAAAGAAAAACACATACTTAGCTGGTTGTGAGGTACCAATAATTATTACACCTAATAAACGCTATACAAACGTAGTATACCAAGGTTATCTAGATGTTGTGTTATACAATGAAACATTAGATGAATGGACTATTATTGATATAAAAACATCAACAAAAGGGTGGAGCAAATGGGCTAAAAAGGATGAAGATAAACAATTCCAATTAATTCTATATAAAAAGTTTTTTAGTGAGACATTTAATATTCCATTAGAAAAAATTAACATAGAATTTTTTATTGTTAAACGTAAGTTATGGGAAAGTGAAGATTATGTAATACCAAGGATCCAACAATTTGTTCCTGCATCTGGAAAAGTAAAAATGAATAAAGCAACAAATGCTTTAAATGAGTTTATAACAAAAGTATTTGATAGAGAAGGTTATGCTGAAATAGATCATCAACCAACTCCTGATAATCCTAACAATAATTGTAATTGGTGTGCGTTTAATAAAACTCATCTATGTTCTGCAACCTTTTAGAATCCGCATATATGTATATGCAAATATTAAAATATAAAAATTATGACAAATAGTAAAGAAATGACACTAACTAGTGTTAAAGTAAGAAGTAAATTATTTGAAAATTTTAAAATTGAATGTGTAAAAAGAAAATTTAGTTTCCAAAAGCTTGCTGATAGAGCTATCTTTTTGTATCTTACAGATGAAGATTTTAGAAAACAAATAAACAATCAAATTAATCTAGAAATTAAAGAATAAAAATAAATGAAAGAGGGTTATATTAAACAAAGTGATAGAAAAAAGATTTTATTACTAACAGATGATATTAGAGTTCATTCTGGTGTTGCTCAAATTGGTAGGGAAATTGCTTTAAATACTGCTCATAGATATAACTGGGCACAATTGGCGGGATCAGTAAAACACCCAGATAAAGGAAAAATAGCAGATTTGTCTTCAGAGGCAAATAAAGATATAGGAATTGATGATGCTTATGTTAAATTATATCCTGTTGATGGTTATGGAACACCTGATATTCTAAGAGAAGTTATTAAACTAGAAAAACCAGATGCTATTCTTTTAATTACTGACCCTAGATATTTTCAATGGGTTTTTAATATGGAAGAAGAAATTAGAAAAAGTATACCTATAGCATATTTAAATATTTGGGATGATATGCCTGCCCCTCAATATAATGAAGAATTTTATGAATCTTGTGATGCTTTATTTGGTATTTCAAAACAAACTGTAGCAATTAATAAAATTGTTTTAGGTGAAAAAGCAGATAATAAAGTTATTAAATATGTACCCCATGGTTTAGATACTAAAAAATTCTTCCCATTAAAAGAAGAAACAAAAGAATTTATTGAATTTAAAAATAGATTTACAAAAGGAGAAGAAAAAGATTTTATATTATTTTTTAATTCTAGAAATATTAGAAGAAAATCAATACCTGATGCTTTAGCAGCTTGGAAATTATTCATAGATGACCTTACTGAAGAACAGAAAAACAAAGCATTATTTATCTTACATACAGAACCAGGAAGTGAACATGGTACTGATTTACCAGCAGTAATAAGTTATTTATTAGGAGATGATGACAAAACAGTTTTAATTTCTCATCAAAAGTTACATTATACTCAAATGAATTATTTATATAATATGGCAGATGCTGTTATTTTAATTTCAGCAGCTGAGGGGTGGGGTTTATCATTAACTGAATCGTTACTTACAGGTACTCCATTTATAGCTAATGTAACAGGTGGCATGCAAGATCAAATGAGATTTGTAGATGATAAAGGTGAATGGTATACAAATTCTAAAGAAATTCCATCTAATCATTATGGAACTTTTACTGAACATGGAGAATGGGTATTACCTGTTTATCCTAAAGCTTTAGGTATGGTAGGATCAATGGTTACTCCTTATATTTGGGATAGTAGATGTGATTATAGAGATGCATATGAAAATATTAAAACTTTATATTCAATGTCAGATAAAAAAAGAAAAAAAATAGGAGATAGTGGAAGAAAATGGGCTATAGGTAATGAAGCAGGATTTACTTCAGTTAAAATGGCTAATACTTTTGCTGATGGTATGGAAGAATTATTTACTACTTGGGAACCAAGAAAAAATTTCGTATTCTTACAAGATGATGATTTTAAACCTAGACAATTACAACATAAATTAATATATTAAATGAAAAATACATTTTACATAAGTGCCCCAATAGACACATACTCAGGTTATGGTGCTAGAAGCAGAGATTTTGTTAAAGCTTTAATTGAATCTAATAAATATGATGTTAAAATATTATCTCAAAGATGGGGTGATACTAGAAAAGGGTTTTTAAATGATTTTGAAGAATGGAGTTATTTAAAAAAATATATAGTATCCCAAATGCAATCCCAACCAGATATATGGTGTCAAGTTACTGTTCCTAATGAATTTCAAAAAGTTGGAAAGTATAATATAGGGCTTACAGCTGGAATTGAAACAACAGCCTGTGCTCCTCAATGGATTGAAGGTTGTAATAGAATGGATTTAATACTAACATCTTCAAATCATTCTAAAAATGTATTTGAAAGTACTACTTACCAAGTAAAGGATAAAGAAAAAAATATTGAATCACAAATTAAATTAACTACACCAGTTAAAGTAATATTTGAAGGAGCTAATTTAGATGTTTATAAACCTGTAAAAAAGTTTGAAAATCAAGAACTATATAACCATATCAATAATATTCCTGAAAAGTTTGCTTATTTATTTGTGGGACACTGGTTGCAAGGAGAATTAGGACAAGACAGAAAAAATGTTGGGTTATTAATAAAAGCATTTTATGAAGTATTTAAAGGAAAATCTAATGCCCCTGCATTAATATTAAAAACTAGTATTGGTAAGGGATCTCATATGGATAGAAGAGAAATACAAAAAAGAATTGATTCTATTAAAACGTCCGTACCAGGTAATAAATTACCTCATATTTACTTAATTCATGGTGATCTTTCAGATTCAGAAATGAATGAAATATATAATCACCCAAAAATTAAAGCACAAGTATCAGCAACTAAAGGTGAAGGATTTGGTAGACCGTTATTAGAATTTGCTTTAACAGGAAAACCAACAATAACAACTGGGTGGAGTGGTCATACTGATTTTCTAGATCCAAAATTAACCCCTATGATGGGAGGTAAATTAAATGAAATACATGAATCAGCTCAACAGAAAGATATGTTAATTAAAGGATCACAATGGTTTGATGTTGACCATGGTCATTTAGGTCATTTTTTAGTAGATGTAAAGAAAAATTACAAAAAATGGACGCCTAAATCTAAAACACTATCTAATAGATTAAGAAAAAACTTTAGTTTTGAAGCTATGAAAAATACACTTATTGGTATTTTAGATGATAATGTTGCTGATATCCCAACACAAGTTCAATTAAATATGCCTAATTTAGGTGGATTAGAATTACCCACATTAAAAAAAGTATAATGGAATTTATATATAATAAAAAACAGAAATTTACTGAAGAATGGTTTGATGCTATGATACCATCATGGGATAAATTATTTACTGAAGCAAATTTTAATATTAAAAATGTTTTAGAAATAGGATGTTATGAAGGTAGAGCTACTAGTTTTGTTTGTGAAAATTTTTTAGAAGATGGTGTAAATTATGAAATAGTAGATACTTTTGGAGGAACATTAGATGAATCTGGAATGTCTGGTACAGCTGAAAGATTAAAAGAAGATGATTTTATTTTTAATAACTTTAAACATAATATATCTTTTTATCCAAATATTAATTTTAAGATTAATAGAGGATACTCTCAATATATTCTTCCTAAATTAGAAAAAGAAGGAAATAAATATGATTTTATTTATGTAGATGCTTCTCATAGAGCAGATGATACTTTTATAGATGCTTACTATGCTAATAAAATGCTTAATAAAAATGGTTTAATTATATTTGATGATTTTGGATGGAAAGACCCAAAAGAAACACACGTAGTTTCTTCACCCGAATTAGGAGTAAGACAGTTTTTCACAATGTATAATAATTTATATAAAGTAGTTATTAACGGATATCAAATAGGAGCAATTAAAATAAAATAAAATGGATGATTTAAAAATATGTGATAGATGTGGCTCAGATGCTTGCTATGTACAAGAAGTAAATAATGAAATTACTAACTACCAGTGTTATGGTTGTGGTTTTATTACTAATACATTATTAAAAAAAGACACTCAATTTTTTGATGAACAAATGGAATTATTACCAAATCTTTACAAAGAATTAATGGGTGAAGATGATGATGGAAAAATATGGATGCCCTCTACAGTTAACATGCCTGAAAAAGGTATGATATTTGCTAATGGAAAAAATGTTGAAAATTGGAATTGGGCTGGGGTTTTAGCAGTACCTGTTAAAGAAGATGAAAAAGAGAAATATCCTATACCCCATAAAGAAGGTGAATTTTATGAATGGAGAATGGATATGAGTACTTTAAAAGAATTTCCTGAAACTGATTATATTGAAGCTTTAGATTATATAGGAATATTTAGTGCTGAAGAGAAATGAAAATATTAGTAACTGGAGGTGCTGGTTTTATTGGGTCAAATTTAATCAAAAGATTAATAAAAGAAAATAATGTTGTACATTCATTAGATAATTACTCTACAGGTAATACTAAAGTAAAAGGGTGTGAATATTTTGAAGGTGATATTACAGAAATAGATACTGTACATCAAGATTATGATATTATATTCCATTTAGCTGCTCAGTCAAGAGTACAACCATCATTTGATAATCCATCCGAAACTTATAGAGTAAACGTAACAGGAACAGAAGCTGTATGTAAATTTGCTCATAATATAGGAGCTAAAGTTGTATATGCTGGTTCATCATCAAAACATCATAACCCAGCTACTTCACCTTATGCTATGTATAAATACTTAGGTGAAGGTATTTGTAAATTATATAAAGAATCATTTAATTTAGAAGTTGAAATTTGTAGATTTTATAATGTATATGGTCCTGGTGAAGCATTAGATGAAATAAATGGTAATGTAATTGGTATCTGGAGATCTAGAATTAATAGAGGTGCTGAAATTGATGTTGTTGGAGATGGAGAACAAAGAAGAGATTTTACCCATGTAGATGATATAGTTGATGGTTTATATAAAGTAGGAACTAAAAATATAGAACATTATGATGCTTGGGAATTAGGTACAGGGGTTAATTACTCTATTAAAGATTTATCTAAAATGTTCCAACATAAATTTGGTTGTCCTGTTAGATATATTCAAGACCAACCAGGAAATTATAAAGCTACTCTTTGTGAAAATAATGATGCAATTGTACTTTTAGGTTGGGAACCTCAAGATAAATTATTATATTACATCAATAGTTTAGATTAAGATGAAGATAAGTTATGCTATAACAGTTTGTGACGAATTTGTAGAAATTCAAAGATTAGTTAATTTCCTTTTAAAGAATAAACGTCATGAAGACCAAATTGTAGTTTTATATGACATTAGTAAGGGTCATGAAGGTATAGAACAATATTTAAGAGCAAAATCAATTAATTGTGAATTATATTGGGTACCTGGTGAATTTGATGGACATTTTGCTAATTGGAAAAATAAATTAACTGATATGTGTAGTGGTGATTGGATTTTTCAAATAGATGCAGACGAAGTACCACATGAAACACTAATAGAATTACTACCAGAAATAATATTAAGTAACCCAGATAATGAAGTAATTAGAGTACCTAGAGTTAATACTGTAAATGGATTAACTGAAGAATACATAAGACAATGGGGGTGGAATGTTGGTGAAAAAGGTTGGGTTAATTGGCCTGATTTTCAATGGAGAATTTATAAAAATCATCCCAAAATTAGATGGGTAAATAAAGTACATGAAGTATTAGAAGGATATAATACATGGTCTAATCTACATGAAGATGAAAGATTTGCTTTATATCATCCAAAAGATATAGAAAAACAAGTAAAACAAAATAATTATTATAACACATTATAAAATGAATAAAAAGACAATATTAATAACAGGTGTGGCAGGTTTACTTGGTAGTAGACTTGCAGATTGGATTGTTGAAAATAAAGGTGATGAATATCAAGTAATTGGTGTTGATGATTTAAGTGGTGGGTTTGAAGAAAATATAAATCCAAAAGTTAAATTTTGGCAAATGGATTTAGTTGATCACCCAATTGAAAATATATTTGAAGCACATAAAATAGATTATGTTTATCATTTTGCTGCTTATGCTGCTGAAGGGTTATCTCCATTTATAAGATCTTACAATTACCAAAATAATCTTGTAGCAACATCTCGTATAGTAAATGAATGTATTAAACATGATATTAAACGTTTAGTATTTACATCTACAATGGCTGTATATGGTCATGGTGAAGGTGGAATTTTTCATGAAGATATGAGTAGAAATCCAATTGATCCTTATGGTGTTGCTAAAATGGGTTGTGAAAAGGATATTGAAATTGCTAATGAACAACATGGATTAGATTATTGTATTATTAGACCTCATAATGTTTATGGTATGAAACAAAACATTTGGGATAAATATAGGAATGTATTAGGTATTTGGATGTTTCAGCATTTACACGGCCAACCTTTATCTATTTTTGGGGATGGTCAACAAACACGAGCTTTTAGTTATATTGACGATTCGTTAGAACCTTTATTTAATGCCCATATTGAACCTAAAGCATCTAAGGAAATAATTAATTTAGGTGGTATTGAAGAAATTAGTATAATGGCAGCAAATACAGCACTTAAAGATGTAATTGAAGAAGATACAGGTAAAAGACCAGAAACAATACTTTTAGAAAGTAGACATGAAGTTAAACATGCTGTACCTACATTCCAAAAATCAATTGATATTTTAGGTTTCAAACATGAAACAGATTTAAAAGAAGGATTATCTAAAATGTGGGAATGGGCAAAACAACAACCAATGAGAGAACGATTTGTTTGGCCTAAATATGAGTTAGATAAAGGAATTTATAGTTTTTGGAAAACATAAAAAAAATAATAAGTTATGAAAAATGTTTATGATTGTACTAATGAGTTTGAGAATCAATTAGCAAATTATACTGGGGCTAAATACGCAGTAACAGTAGATAATATGAGTAATGGATTGTTCCTTGCTTTATATTATGAAAATTATGTAAAAAAAAGTATTAAAACTAATACTGTTACAATACCAAATAGAACATACCCATCAGTACCATGTGAAATTATACATGCTGGTTTAAAAGTAGGATGGGATACCGTTGATGGGGAAACTATTACAGGAGCTTACCCTTTAAAGGGTACTAATGTGTGGGACTCAGCTTTAACTTTTACAGCTGATATGTACAAACCAAAGACCCATATGTGTGTTTCATTTACAGGTCCTTATAAACATTTTAAATTATCTAAAGGCGGGGCTATATTAACTGACAATTTAAAAGCTTATCATTGGTTTAAACGTGCTAGATACAGTGGTAGACGTGAATGTTCTTATCATGATGACAATTTAGATATGTTAGGTTGGAATTTTTACATGATGCCTGAACTTGCAGCTAGAGGATTATTACTAATGGGACAGTTTTATAACACTGATGGTAGTAAAAAACATAATAAAGATTTAACAATTCCATATCCGGATTTATCTAAATTTAAAATATATAATCAATGAAGTTAGCATTATTTGGATATGGTGGACACGCACGTGAGGTAGCAGGACAAATTAATGAAGAAGTTGAATTTTTTGTTGATGATATATATGCTAATGATATAGCTCAACCTATTTCAAAATTTGACCCAAAAGAATACACAATGATGGTTGCTGTAGCTGAATCTCAGGACAGAAAAAATATTGTAAATAAATTACCAAAAGAAACTAAATATTTTTCTTTTCTCCACCCATCAGTTCAAATTTTAGCTGATGATATTGAAGTTGGTGAAGGTAGTTTTATAGGAGCAAATTCAATACTAACAACCAATATTAAAATAGGAAAACATGCTTTATTAAATAGAGGTAACCAAATAGGACATGATTCAGTAATAGGTGATTATTTTAGTATGATGCCTGGTGCTATTGTTGGTGGTAATGTAAATATAGGAAATAATGTTTATTTAGGTAGTTTAAGTAATATAAGAGAAAAAATTAATATTAAACATGATGTTATAATTGGGATGAATGGGGCAGTAGTAAAAGACATTTCAAATCCAGGTGTATACGTTGGTGTTCCTGTTAAAATTATAAAATAATGATTCATATATTTTACAGACATTATAATGTATCAGAAACAGATCATAGGGGACGACCTTATTGGTTTGATTTTGAAAAATGTTTTAAAAATTTATTAAGTACTCTAAATGATCAAATAACTCTCAATGTTGTGTTTGATGGTAAAATTAAAAATAATTGGATTAATAAGTATAAAGATCAATATATTTCTCATGAAATAAAAGCAGGTAGTGACCAATCATCATTTTTCCAAACTTGGGAAATAGCAAAAAATAGTGATATAAAAGATAATGATTTAATATATTTTGTTGAAAATGATTATTTACATAAAGAAGATTGGAGTGAAAAAGTAATAGAATTATTTGGAAATTATAATTTACCTCATTATATTTCATTATATGATCATAAAGACAAATATTTTACAACTTATAATGATTTAGTATCTAAAATATTAGTAACTAATGACCATCATTGGAGAACTACACCAAGTACTTGTGGTAGCTTTATTATTAAAAAACAATTATTTGATTTAGATTATGATATTCATACTAGTGTATCTGGTGATCATAACAAATTTATAAAATTATATAAAGATAGACAAAGATTAGTAATAACACCGATACCAGGATTAGCAACACATTGTATGGAAGGTTTAATGTCACCTACAATTAATTGGGAAAAAATAAATAAATAGAATGATAAATTTAGAAGAAAAATTAAAATCAGTAGAACAACAATCGAATGCCTCAGATATAAGTGAACACCTTCCTATATTAAAGGATTACGCTTCAAGATGTTGGCATGTAACTGAAATGGGGGTTAGACAAGTAGTATCAACATGGGCTTTTTTAGCAGGAAAACCTTCAACAATTAGATCATATGATATGACACATCCCCGAAAATTAAGTGCTGGTGATGTTTTCGATGAAGCTGTAAAAGCAGCAAAAGATCATAATATTGATTGGAGATTTATAGAACAAGATGTTTTAGAAGCAGATATTGCTCAAACAGACCTATTATTTATAGATACTTGGCATGTTTATAAACAATTAAGAGCTGAATTAAAACTACATTCACCTAAAGTAAATAAATGGATAATTCTTCATGATACAACAGCACGTGCTTATTCTGATGAAACAGGATATGATCAAGTATATGGTGAGAAATTTGCAAATCCAACACCTGGAAAACCACAAGGTATAGGTCTTTGGCCCGCTGTAGAAGAGTTTTTAAGAGCAAGTCAAGGTAGTTGGAAAATATTAGAAAGATTTACTAATTGTCAAGGACTAACAATATTAGAAAGAACAAAATGAACATTGAAAAAATAAATATTCTTGTTAATCAAATACTTACTAATAACCACTCTATGGTTATTAAACCATTATTTGAAACCGTAATTAGAAAATATCACCAAATATCATCTCTTGAGGGTGATATAATTGAATGTGGGGTATTAAGAGGTGGTTATTCAATATTTTTATCTCATTTATTTAATAACAAAAAAATATGGGTGTGTGATTCTTTTGAGGGCTTTCAGCGTATAGAGGATGCTATTTATCCAAATTTAACTTGCCGTCATGATATAACAGGTGAATTAATGGAAAGATTCCAGAAGGCTAATAATATGGGGATGGTATGTGGATTAGAAGAAGTTAAAAATAATTTTAAAAATTATGGATTAGGTAATGAGAAAAGAATTAATTTTGTTAAAGGATTTGTTAACAAAACTTTACCTACTATAAACATAGATAAGATAGCATTGTTAAGAATTGATGTTGATGGATATTCTCCAACACGTGTTGTTTTAGATAATTTGTATGATAAAGTTGTTCCTGGTGGGATGATAATATTTGATGATTTATGTTTAGTTGAAGCTGCTGAAGCTATTAAAGATTGGATGACTGAAAAAGGATTATCTTATAAAGTATTTAATCCTTATAATGATGAAGAATATGAAATAGTAAAACGTACAGGTTTTCCTACAGAAATTACAAGAAACCATATAAATCCTAATTCACAGTCAGGATTACATACAGGGTCTTATATAATAAAAAAATAATATGATAAGTTTAATTATACCAACATATAAAAATCCAGAGTATTTAGACATTTGTCTAAAATCAGCTATTGAACAGCAATCATTTGAAAATGAAATAATTGTTGCTGTGGATGGTTTTTTAGAAGAAAGTCAAGAAGTATTAGATAAATATAAAGATGATATTAATGTATTAGATTTAGTTCAAAATCAAGGAATGCAACAAGCACTTAATTTGGGTGTAATGAATGCTACTAATGAAATTATTTTTATTGTAAATGATGATAATGTGTTTTGTATGGGTTGGGATGTAGCAATTATTGAAGCATTAACAGATAAAGAAAAATCAGTACTTACTTTAAATCAAATTGAACCCGAAGGACCTGGTATATTTAATTTTCCAGTTAGGGATTTTGGGCGCAACCCAAAAGAATTTAAATATGATGAATTTATTAAATACGAAAAATCAATTAGAAAAAATGAATTAACTATTGATGGTGGTATTTTCCCATTTGCGATGTATAAAAAATATTATATGGCTGCAGGTGGATTTGATACAATGTATCAATCTCCATTTATATGTGATTGGGATTTCTTTTTAAAATTAGATTTAATAGGTTTAGGATTTACTAGAACACATAATGCTCATTTATATCACTTTGGAAGCACAGCTACTAAAAATGGTAAAGAAGGAGATAGATTTAAAGCAACTGAAGGTCCGGCTGCACAAATGTTTACATATAAGTGGGGAATGCCTCCTCAATTATTCGAAAATAATTCTCATAGACCCAAAGGGAGAAACATAAAAGGGATAAAATTTTAAATATTTATAATGGAATCCCAAAATTTATTACATATGAAAGAAGACGCTAGGAGAACAAAAGATATAACTGTAATTGAAATTGATTGGGATAGTCCAGAAGATTTAATTAAATTATCAACTGATACAACATTTACTGAGTTTATTTTAAAAGAATCATATTTACAGATTTTATATGCTTTAAAAAATAATTTAAATAAAGCAGAATTATTTGATATTTTTAATTTATCAGTAATAGTAGAAATAGATAAATCTCAATTTAAAACAGTTTTAAATAGAATATTACAAATGCTTGTAAACAAGGAAGAATATGAAAATTGTACTAAATTAAAAAATATAATTGAAAAATATGAAATATAAATATTTTAGTAAAAAAGATTCAACAAAAGAACCAATTGGTATTGTTGATGCTAATGATTTAAAAGGAGCACAAAAACTAGCAGCAGCAATTAAAAGAATGGCTACTTTAAAATTTAATAAATTATTTTCAGTTGAAAAATTTACCCCATGGAAGAAGTAAACGGAGCAGATGATTTAAAAAAATTATTTGAAGTAATTTTAGGTACTAAAGTAAAAATAAAGGATAACATTAATCAAGCTGAAGAAAATGTATTTGGTTTAATGATAAATAAACTAATCAAAGCTGATGTAATGGAGCATAAGTTAATAGAAGATGGTGGTATTGATGCTCATAAATTAACTGATCCCCTTTGGTCAGTTATTGAAAACTATATGATATTACTTTATGGCCCAGAATCAACAAGAATTATTCTGTGGTATATTTATGAGAGAATAGGTCCTGATGGTGAAATTATACCATTAGAAACAAGTAATGGCAAAACATTTCTTCTTAAGACTACAAATGACCTATGGAGTTATATAAAATATAAACAACCCCCTACTAAATAAGTTTGGATATTTAAGTTTCTTTTCGTATATTGACGAGATAAATTATAGTTATATCGTAAGTATAATTTAAATTAAAAGAAATGAAACTAAAAATGATAGAGTGTATCAGCTGCAAAGAATTAATGCCTGAATTAAGATTAATTAAATTTGGTTATAAAAATTGCGTGAATTGCTCAACTGTAGGCGCATATAAAGCGGTAAGTCAAACTCATGGTGAAGGTGACCATACTTGGAATGATATTCAAATTATGACTCCTGAACAAATGAAAAATTACAACAAAAATAATTCCAAAAAAAGCAAATTAGATTCTTATAAAAATATAGATGCCTAAACCTAAACCAATTACTAAAGAACAAATACTAGCAGCTATGGGTAAAACTAAATCTAACATGGCCGCAGCTAGATATTTAAATTGTTCTTATGGTCATTATAAAAAGTGGGCTAAGCTGTATGAGAGTAAAACACATGATAACTTATTTGAAGAACATAAAAATCAATCTGGTGTTGGAATACCTAAATTTTTAAGAGTAGGAGGTAAAGAACCAGCATTAATGGATATAATTGAAGGTAGAGCTAATGCTTCATCATTTACACCTGATAAAATTAAATATAGATTAATTACTGAAGGGTATTTAGATGAAAAATGTGCTATGTGTGGGTTTGAAGAAAGAAGAGTATTAGATTATAAAATGCCTTTATTATTAAATTTTAAAGATGATAATAAAAAAAATTATAAATTAGATAATATTGAATTATTATGTTATAATCATTATTTTTTAAATGTTGGGGATATATTCACTGACAAGCAAATAGAGGGAATTGAAGATCACAAACCTGTTAATCAAGGAAAAGTTGAATGGGAAGTTGATGAATATCACCTACAACGACTCAAAGAATTAGGATTAGGTGAAAACGATAAAGAAGAATTAAATATAATATCAAAATTATGAAAATAATAGTTACAGGAGGGTTAGGATTTATTGGATCAGCATTTGTTAGAATGTTAAAAAATTATCCTAATATTAAAACAGTTATAGTAGATAAAGGAACATATGCTTCTGATATTGAAAGAGTTAAAGGGTGTGATTTTAAACTAATTAAAAAAGATATTTGTGATTTAGAATTAAAAGATATTGATAATTGTGATTATATAGTAAATTTTGCAGCTGAATCTCATGTAGATAGATCTATTTCAAATGGTTTACCATTTGTTCATTCTAACATTGATGGGGTTTTTAATTTATTAGAAATTGCAATACAAATCCCATCATTAAAAAAGTTTGTACAAATATCAACTGATGAGGTATATGGTGATAAATTAGGTGGACAATCATTAACAACGGATCCATTAAACCCATCTTCATACTACTCAGCATCTAAAGCATCAGCTGATATGTTAGTTATATCTGCAGGTAGAACCTATGATTTACCATATTTAATTACTCGTACTTGTAATAATTTTGGTGATATGCAACATCCTGAAAAATTTATTCCTATTATTATGAATTCTATAAAAGATGATGTAGAAATTCCAATTTATGGAGACGGAACACAAGTAAGAGAGTGGATTTGGGTTGAAGATAATGTAACTGAAATATTCGATTTAATATTAAATAATGCTAGTGGGATTTTCCATATTGGATCTAGAGATAGGTGGCAAAACAAAGAATTAGTTCAGTTAATGGGAGACATTTTAGATAAAGAAGTAAAATGGAAATATGCACCAGATAGATTAGGTCATGATAAAAGATATGCTTTAAAATCTAACAACCAAGTTAATATGACCATTGATGAATATTTAAAAAAACAATATGGCAAAGAAAACTAGAAATATTAAAAGAAAAAAGCATGATAAAATTGTAAGAGATTATGATGAGGTTAAATCCAAACATTTAGAAAAATTAGCCAACCGAATGTTAAAAGATGATGAAAAAAATAATATGTTAAAAAGTAAAGTTATTAAAGGCAACTTTTTAGATAAATTTTAAAACCAAAATTATGAAACTATTCAAATACAACTCCCAAACTTTAGAGTATAAACAAGTTAATTACCCTATAGTATTTTTAAAAATAGCATTAGTATTTTTTACTATATTTTTATTATTAGGGCTATCAAAACCAGATACACAATATATTACTGACACAGAAAATATATTAATAGTAGAAGATTTAAATGATTTTGAGCAAGAAAAATTAATTGAAAAATTAAGTGGGTTAAATTTTAAATTTCCACATATTGTCTTAGCTCAATCTATTTTAGAAACAGGTCATTATGAATCTAAAATATTTAAAGAAAACCATAATTTATTTGGTATGAAAGAAGCACGTGTAAGACTTAATCTAGCTGAAGGAACACAATATGGACATGCATATTATAATAATTGGGAAGAATCAGTTATGGATTATGCTTTATGGTATTCAACTTATGCTTATAAATGTAAAACAGAAAAGCAATTATATAAGTTATTAGACAAACAATATGCTGAAGCTGACGCATATGTATCATCGTTACAACACATAATTAAAATTAATAATCTAAAAGAAAAATTCGAATAAATGGCAAAAATGGTTTCCTCAATATATTCTAAGGTAAAAAAGAAAAAAAGACCTGGAATTCATGCAAAAAGTAAAACAAGTAAATTAAAAAATAGTAAAAATTATAAAAAGCTCTATAATGGGCAAGGTAAATAAAACGTTATGAGTAAAAATTCAAATAAATCAAACTACAACCAGTTTATGGAATGGAGAAAAGATATGGTTAGAAGAGGTGTTATAAAAATGAAAAAAAAGCCTAATTTAAAACCTATGAAATCATTATAGTGAGTGATAAAACAAAAATAACATTCAGGCAACCTTCATTTGTTGAATATTTTAATACATTTGAAGATGAAGTTTTAGTTGATATGGCTTTACATTATCCAGAAACTTTAAAACGAATGTGTGCTTTAATTAGTTTAGATATTCAACTTGAAGTTGAACGTTATAAAAGATCCCAAAAAGCTGAATATACAGCTTAAAATAAAAATAAGTTATGAAAGTAGTAGTTATAGGAGAAACCTGTGTAGATAAATTTATTTACTGCGATATAAATAGATTATCACCAGAGGCGCCTGTTCCGGTATTACAACCTATTAATACAGTAGTAAACGCGGGTATGTCAGGAAATACAGTTGCTAATGTTAAGGCATTAGAACCATCATCTAAAGTATTACACTTTAGTAATTTATCACAAGTAACTAAAACAAGGTATGTTGAGAAAAAAACTAACCATATGTTTTTAAGAGTTGATGAAGGTGATGATAAAATTGAACAATTTATATGGTCAACAGATTATGAGCATTTTATACAAGATGCTGATGTAGTAATTGTAAGTGATTATAATAAGGGATATTTACTAGATTATACTTTACAATTAATTGCTTATAAATCAAAATTATCAATATTAGATAGTAAAAGAAAATTAAATAGTGATATAATTAAAGATTTTACATTTGTAAAATTAAATGAAGAAGAATATTTAAATAATAAAGAATTAGATGCTTCAAAAATTATAGTAACTTTAGGTTCTAAAGGTTGTATGTATAATGGTAAAACATACTCATCTCCAAACCCACAAGAAACAATTGATGTTAGTGGAGCTGGTGATACATTTACAGCTGCTTTCGCATTATCATATGCAACAGCAAAATCAGTACCAAATGCAATTAAATTTGCAAATAAAATATCAGCTGAGGTTGTCAGCAAACGTGGTGTTCAAACACCTAATTAAAACAAAAATATGAAAAAATTATTAGTAGTATTATTATTAAGTAGTTGTGGAATTTACCAATCAGCACCTGTGGATAAATGTTGTGAAACCGATGTAGTTTATTTAGATGAACTTCAAGAAGAAACAACTGTGTTTACAAGTTTAGATTTTAATACTATTACATTAGATTTCAGACCAATAAGACCTAGATTTCATTGGGGTTATAGTTATGGTTATTGGAATGAAAGACCATTATGGTTAGATTATGGTTTTTACAATAACAATTATTACTCATATTATTCAAATTTCAATAGACCCTGGAATTATTGGGATTGGTATATGAGACCTTGGATGGTATCAAATAGTTGGTATGAAGGACCATTTAATAATCAAGGTTATAATGTAGTATATAATAGTAGTAGAAGAAATAGTATTCAAGATCAATTAGAACAAGATACTAACAAAATTAATAGAAAACCAGTACCATCAAAACCAGTTATTTACAAACCCCTAAATAATAATAATAGACCTTCATATAATTTTATACCAAATAATAAACCTGTTATAAACAATAGTAGACCACCTATTAATAATAAACCTGTTATAAACAATAATAGACCTAATTTCAATCAACCACCTAGAATAAACAACAATTCAAGACCTTCACGTAATAGTTCAAAACCTAACGTAAGAATTATTAAAAATAATCGTTAAAATGCTAATTTGCTTAGTTATATTAATATTATTAGTTTGGATTTTAGGATATAAAATCTATAAATTAGATAAAGAAATAAAAATAATGAAAGCAGATATAAAAAAATTCAAAAAAGATGAAGCAACTAAACGTGAAATTGGTTGGGATAGCATTTGGAAAATAGTTAATCAAAGATAATCGCAAAAAAATTTGGCTCCCCGAGAGAGGGTTCGTATATTTATGTCATAAATAAAGGTTATGGCACTTTGGAAATTCACAAATAAAAATAAATACGGTACATTACGTTCAAGAATCATGTATAAACCCGATGGACAAGCATTTTCACATGGTCCTGGATTTGGTTCATTTGTTAACGTACAAATGTTTAAATATGAATATAAACATGAGGTATTGCCACCATCATTAGTTACTTTTGGTGATAAAACATATATTGTACCAACATGGCAAGAAGTAGATCCAAACACCACTATAAAAGATATTACGTGGATAAAACCAAAACCAAAAACCAAAAGATCAGAAACAATTATTAAAACTTTTAAAAGTGGAAGTAGTGATACTGAATATACAACAAAATATTACCCAACATCAGGGAAATATTTTTGTGATTGTCCAGGATCATGGAGATCATTAGGTAATTGTAAACATATAAAACAAATGAGAAATGATAAAAAACATTAAAAACCATCTATTAACATATCTATTTTCAGATTGGATGACAAATGAAAAAGATGTGTCTAAAATTATTAGTTTGAAAAATACACTTCAGACTCAACAAAATGAATTAACTGGATATAAACCAATAATTGGTTTTAGTCAATCAAGAAATAAAATAAAATAATATGGAAAAAATGAAAGGTAGAAAAATCGATAGAAATAAATGGAATTGGAAAGATATAAGTAATAGTCCTGTTGAAGATATTGATAAAGTTATTTTAGACAATAATAGATATCGTCAAGGTAGAAGTAAAGAACAAGTAGAATCTAGTTATTTAGGAGCAACAATAGCTATAGGTGCTTTAGTTTTTTTAATATTAATGGCAATAATATTTTCATAATGAAGAGAGGTAGACCAACAGAAACTCCAGTTGAAATTAAAGAAAAATGGGAGTTAGTAACTCATGAAGTTCCGTCAAAACCAGAATTAGGGTGGACAAGTACTTGGTATTATGATATTAAAAAATCAACAACAGGTCCTTATAAAACTGAAGTTAAATATCCTAGAAATTTTAAATTTCCAAATGTTAAACCTGATAAAGGTAAGGCATATAGTAAAATGCCTGTTGTAATGGTGTTTAAAACTTCAAACAGAAGTAATGCTAAAGTTAAAATGAAAGTATGGAATAATGAAAATATTGATTATATTGCATCTGCAGATAAATTACCAGGAGTTCCAGATCGCGCAGTAATATTAGAACTTGCGGTTGGTAGAAGCTTTATAGAAAAATATCAATCTTTATATAATTTATAATATTTATCAACGAATAAAAGAAACAAAAACATGGCAACAAGAGCACTTATAGGATTTTTAGATGATGATAAACAATTCACATCAACCTATAATCATTATGATGGTTATCCAGAACATACAGGTAAATTATTGAAAAAATATTTTAATGACGTAGAAGCAGCTGAAAGAGTAGCTGCTACAGGTTATATATCATCAATTGATGATGAAGGTAATATTGATTCAAAATATGATGAGGAACCATATTATAAAGTAATAGATGCAGAAGATGCATTTACAGCAGGAATGATGATTGGGGATGAAGTTAAAGATATGACAGCTGATTATGGGTATATTTGGGTAAGAGAATTAGGCAAATGGATCACTGTAAAAAATCAAGGAGGTGATTCTATAGCTAAGCAACTTGAAGATGAATTAGGAGAATCAGGAATGTATATGGTGGATGAAAATATAAATGAAGCAGGATATGAAGCTAAATGGGCTCAATTTTTAAATGAAGCCGAAGGTGTAGACTTTAATGTTATTAAAACTTACATTGCTAAAGAAAAAGATATAGATGGTGGAGATTTTGCATTAGATACTTATATGGATTCACTAAAAAATAGCTTTAGATTAAATAAAAACGATTACATAGATTACGAAATGGAAGATTATGTTGAAGATTTCGACAATTATGTAGCAGATAAAATGGATAGCTAAATCCATATCAAAAACCAACACTTTAGGTTGGATAACACGGTCAAATTTATTATCGTTCCCGTTCGACATTTGAATAATGTACAAGTCGGCTACGATAAGTTATCTTAAGTAGTAGGCCACTACGTTTTCAAATTAAACTAATTATTAACCAAAATCAAAAAAATGAAAAAAATGATTTTAACATTTGCTCTATCACTGCTTGTTGTAGTAGGAGTAAATGCTCAAAACGCGAAAGGTGACTGGTACGTAGGTACTGGTGACATTGCCAATGTATCATGGACTGAATGGTCTTTAAACCCTACAGTTGGATATGCTTTAACAGATGACCTTATGGTAGGTTTGAATGTTTCACAAGCTGATTCTACTGCAGACATGGAATTAGATGTACATGCAAGATATTTCTTTAAAGGATACTTTGCATACGCAGCAGCTCCAGGACTTGACACTGATGCATTACAATTAGGACTTGGAAAAATGTTCTCATTCCACAAGAATGGTATGTTTATCGATCCTAAAGTTGTATACGATACAGCAGCTAAAACTACTAACTTACAGTTAGGGTTTGGGTTGAAGTTTTAATTATTATTAACTAAAAAAATAGACAATTATGGATAATGTAATTAAGTATGTAACTGGATTCTTTGGTGGATTGTTATCAATTATGATGGCAGTTGTACCAGTAGCAATCCTATGGTATGTGTTAACAGGAACGACTATATTCGGAATGGATATAGTTGCAAATCTAACAGGATTAATCGGCACTTTTGGTGAAGGTGGATTCGTTGGATTAGTTGCACTAGTTATTTTAGCTAAATTTTTTATAGATAAGAAATAAAGTTAATCAAAACTAAGAAAGAAACCGGTGTATCCATTTGGATACCCGGTTTTTTTTTCGTATATTTACGTCATGAATAAAGAAAAGATACAATCTATAATCAACGAAGTTTATCCTAAAATTGAAGAGTATTATGGACTTTCAAAACACCATGAATGTACTCCTTTTGTAGAATTACACCATAACATTTATGTTAGACTTACTGGTGAAGAATATGATAATAGTATATTAAAGGAAACTGAATGTGATCCCGATGCTGAGTTTGATAGACAAGAAAATACCATAGTTATTTATTGGCCTAAAATGGTAAGTAAAAAATGGCTAGTTCAAACATTAATCCACGAATATCAGCACTATTTACAATCCCCAATTTGGATGAAACGATATTATAACATGGGTTATGATTATAGTAATCACCCATATGAAGTTGCTGCTACAAAAGCAGAAAGTAATTGGAAGATATTTGCGTAGATATTTGGTTCCCCAAAATAGGGTTCGTATATTTACGTCATAATAATTAAAAACAATAAAGGTTATGTCTAAGAAAATCAATTTTAAAGCGTTATTAGGTATGCTAGCATCATTTAGTATTGCTTATTTAACAATGGCTGGTACTATACAACAAATAATTCCATTTACAGGTGAATTAAATGAAATGGGGTTTTTTATATTAAATTGTATGGCAGGTGTAATGTGTTTAATGTGTGTTAAAAAATAAAAGTTATGTTTGAAAAAGAAGTATTTTGGAAAGACAGCTTCAATGGAGAAGCTGAAGGTGGTTTAATGTTTAGATCATTTGATTTGAATCAATTTATCAAAAAAGTTGAAAGTGATGGTAAAGAAGTAGTAGGTATCAAATTTGAAGGTAATAATTTAGAATTAATAATTAAAAAATAAAAGTTATGGCAAAAATGAAGAAAGAGTTTTTAACACCTAAATGGTTAGAAATTAAATTAATGTATGAAACTGGAACTAATGGTTCTGATAAG